TAAGATCTCGTAAAGATGAATTATTAAGAATACACCTAGATAACTGGGGTTCCCTTATGAATAACACTATCTCTCAAACAGCTATGGGTATGTCTCCTGATCAGATAAGAAATTCTAATACCCATACCGATGGTTTTATAAATAAATCTTATTAACAGACACTTGTAGATAGACCATGGGGGGGACTATAGGGGGGGTCGTATAGATCCACTATAGATTTGACTTCATCAACATCATCATTATAATTATTTTATAGGTTCTCTCTTCTATAGATCCTAAAAAGACCCTTGTAGTTTCCTTCTGGGTGGTTCTATAAGGGTCTATACAAAATATTTTTGACCCAAAAATTTGAAAGGTTTACGTATATATAGATTCTTGATTTTCCCCTTATAGGTTCCTTTTTTTTCTAGAAATATTGGTATAACTAAGGTCTTTTATTAGCAGTACTGTCCTAAAGACAGCACTACAAATAAGACTATAACTAGGGTCTAGAGGATTTAATCTTTACTTGGACATTAAAAGAGCAGAAAATGGACAGAGGGGGGGGATATATGGGGTCTATTGTTACAGATTGTAAAGATATTTATGTTTTGATTTTATCGATAGCAAGCTTATAGTAATAATTCAATCAGTACTAGAAATTATTTTTATAGTACTAATCCCAGAAACTTATTAATCAAATGACTGCAAAAAGTATTGACAACCTTATTGAAGAATCTCATTCAATAGCCAATGCAAAAGCAACTATTGAAACAATGGTTGAAGATTTTAAAAAAGATCAACTATTTGAAAAGTCTAATGACTACAACCAGCAAGACGAATTAAGAGAAAGTATTTTAAACAGTGTTTTATCTGTTCAATTTAGAAGCGGTTGGTATTCATCACCTGAATCTATAGCAGATTTAAGACCTGAAGAATTTAAAATACTTTTAGCTTGGGGTGGACCTGCTCTTAGAATCATTGGAGAACTAGACGAATACGGCCCAGTAAATCCAAAATTACAGCATCAAGATTGGGGAACACCTTGGACAGATTTTGAAATTACAGAAGATCAGCAAAAAGCCCTTAATTGGTTTTGTAATTGTTTTTATCTTGGGGGTTAACCTAGACAATCCCTTAAAGCCTTTGCGGAGGTTTTAAAGGGTTCTCTCAACACTGGCATTAATTGCAGGCTAACGATTGCAAAGTTAATTTATTAACGAGTCTTTAATTAGATGTTCAAGGTAAGTAGCAGTTATGTAAGACCAGTGCTTTTTAAAAAAGTAAACCTTAACCGCCCAGTTATTAATTTTAATTATGTCTAACGATCAAAAAGAAACAAAGTGGAATTTTCCGCAGTGTATCGTATGCTCAAGAGATCTTGAAGATCTAGTAGAAGATTTTAGTAATCGTCTAGCTAGTAAATACGAAATTAGCGGTGTTGATTGGTGTGGCTCAAGAGTTGTTATGTTGTATCACCTTAAAGATGATACAGAAAAAGCTATTGACATACCCGAAGATCTATTTGAAAGATGTAAGACTTTTGTAAGTCGTAGAAGATCTCTCAAAAAAAGATTGTTTATCAGGCGTGAAGATCCTGGACTAGGGATTATTATTCCAGAAATAGACAATCCAGTAAGAGAGGCAGGGGGTATTCCTGACGGTGTTATTCAATTATCTAAAGGTTAATTATGTCTAACAACGAATACGACTACGAAAAAGAGCTTAAATCTGCTAAACGAGCAGAGATAGAGCGTCTTTGGTTTGCTGAAGAGGCAACTAATAAGGAATTATTAGAGGCTTATAAGGCTCTTAACATTAAAAAAGAAAAATTTAATGACAATCTCGAACTATTAGATTTTCCAGAAGAAAATTCAATAGGTTGGAGAATAGCTGAAGATATGACAGAGGAGGACTTATGACTTCTTTAATTGTTTGGATATGCTTAGTTATTCTCTTGTATATCTTTATCAAAAACTTTAAAAATAACGCTTAGTTATGAAACTTAAGAAAACTAGAAAACAAAGAAAATGCTATTCCTGTAAATCATTAATTAATAAAGGTGATTTATACGGCCAAAAAAGTATTTCTTTAGGTGAAAAAGAGGATGGTAAAACTGAATCTTTTAATGGTACTTATTTTGTTGCTCATCAAATGAGAATACCAGTAAGTATGTGTGAATGTTGTTTAAAGCCTAGTTAATTCTAGGCTCTTTCTTCTTTTTTATTTTTTTAAATGTTAGTTGCTTATGATACCCTAGCTAACTTTTAGATGGACTCTTAAAAACTTTTTTCAAATAGTTTTTATGGGTTCTTCACTGAATCTTTATCCCAGATTATTATTTTTCATGACACAAAAAGAAACAAAAACTAATGACTCTTTGAGAATTAGTATCTCTTTAACAAGAGAACAGTGGGCTATACATAGCCTACTATTAAAGCAATCAATACCGATGCTTGAACAGCCATTATGGAGAACTGCTGAACAAATTGAAAAAAAATTTGAAGCATCACTTATCAAATCACAATTAGATAAGGAGATTGTTGAACATGAATAACTATAATTATCGGCCACCTTTACCTAAAGAAGTAAAAGAAGATAGAAATCAACTTATTTTCAACATGAGAAAAGAAGGCCATACATTGCAATCAATAGCAAATAAGTTTGGTTGTTCTAGAGAGTGGATAAGATTGGTTCTTAAAAATGAATTAAAAACCACAAAAAAATTTATTTTTAAACCCGAAGAATATTGTGGAGCAGATGAATATACTGCTCACGATATAGTAAAACTCACTGGTTATCCTTTGGAATATTTAGGAATTTTGATTAGCAAGAACTGGATACCAAAATCAGTTAGAGTTATGAATACTCATATAAATAATAAAATAGAAAGACATTTTTGGAAACAAACTGATATTGATAAGTGGATAAAATTAAAAATTAAATATTTAAAAATTGCACTTGAAGGTTATTTGCAATGCAGATTGATGTTCCGAACAGAAAAATATCGTTGTGCATATAAATTTACTCATCCTAATTTACAAAGAAGGTACAAACTGCTTGTTGAATTACAATCAGGTAATTGGAAAGGCAAACTTTCTTATAATTCAAAACGTAATAATGAAGTAATGAAAGAATTTTATGGTTATGTCAAACCTTTTGAGTATATTCCAAATGATTATTCTAAATATTTAAATGAAAAAAGTAATGAAGATTATGCACAAAAGGGTTTGTTCAATGGTATGACAACAGCAAAGATGATACAAATAAGCAATATGACTCTTATGAATTTTAGAAATAAAGGTGTTTTAAAAGAAGGCATACACTACATTAAAGGAGATGATTATTTTCATCGATATATGTATTACCCAGAAAAAACTAAACAAGCAATCATAGATGCTGGTTACGATCAAAAACTTGCTGATGCACAAAGAAAAAGATGGGCTAAAAGAAGAGGTAAAGATGTCTGATTATCCATACAACCTTACAGCAATAGCTACTCATTTAAGGGAGCTTGCAAGGTCTATTGCTAAGAAGCTAGACATAAGTGAACAGGATGCCTGGGATCTTTGTATTGAAAAGCTTGAATCTAAATACCTACACATGACAAATGATTCAATGTCCTAACTGCAACAGCGACAATACTATTGTCTTACATACAAGAGAAAGGGAAGCTGCATATCTTTGGAGGTCTAGAACCTGTAAGGAATGTGGTAAGAACTTTAGTACAAGAGAGTACAGCTTGGAAGAACTTGCTAAGTTAATTGATGAAGGTAAAGAATCTCTTGATATTATGCGTGGTCACTGCGATGAATTACTGAGTGATCTACAAGTTTTAATCTCTCAATACTCAAATGGTAAGGAGGTTAAATAATGAAATTTACTGATAGTCAGAAAGATTTTATTCTTGATTCCCTTACAACTGAAATAACTCATAAAGAAATATATATAAAGCGTTTAACTGATGCAGCCGAAAAAGAAAATAATATTCAAATAAAAAATGGTTATAGAAAAATGGTGGAATATGCTGTAAAAGCATTAGAAGAATTAGAAGAAATGATGAGAATAATAAATGAGTAAGCAAACTGATTTAGAAGATCGTATGTGGAGTCGTGGGTTTGATAGACGGCAACGCAACATCAACAACAACTTATCTAAAGGCACAGAATCAGAAACAGATTACGCAAGAACCATGATTAAAGCTGGTCTTTTACCTTTTGTTGAAGCGATACAACAGTTTCTTGATAGAGCTTGGAGGGGTACACCAGGGGTAAAAGCTACAGCAGCAATCAAACTACATAAATTTAAAGATGTAGATGTCATTGCTTTTATTACTTTCAAAGGTGTTATTGATGGTGCTTCCCAAAACAAAACAGCTACACAAACAGCAATACAAGTAGGGCATATGCTTGAAGATGAACAAAGGTTTACTTTGTTTGAACAGCAAGATAAAACACATTTTAAAACTGTAAAGAAACATATATCAGATACAAATCATCAAAGGTATAGACGCAATATGATGAAAGGCCACATGAGAAACAGAGGGTTTGTATTTAAATCGTGGTCAAAAGAGGACAAACTTAAGGTTGGTATGAGGCTTATAGATATAATGATTAGTGCTGTTGGAATGGTAAAACTTTCTACTGTTAGGTCAGGTAAACAAACAAAAACATATATTGAATTTACGCAAGGCACTATGGATTGGATAAAACGACAACGCAAAAATAGATTAGCTTGTTATCCATTGTATGAACCATGCGTAGAGCAACCGATTGATTGGACTAGCATAGCTGAGGGTGGTTTTCATACAAAAAGATTTAGACATATTAAAGCAATAAAATCAAAAGACCTTACTTACCATGAAGAAGTAATAAAAAAAGAACCAACAGCACTTTATACAGCACTGAATTGTCTTCAACAAACAAAGTGGGAGATAAATACAACTGTTCTAGATATTGCTCAAAGCTGTTGGGATAGAGGTATAGAAGTAGGTTGTTTAATAGATGCTGAACCACTACCACAAACTCCAAAGCCATATGATATTGATACTAATGAAGACTCAAGATCTTGGTGGAGAAGAGAAGAAGTATTAAGACATGATCAAAATGCACATGATCGAATGAAAAGGTATCAATGTATTATGTTGCTTGATACTGCTGCCAAGTTTGCACAAGAACCTTTCTATCACGTTACACAGGCAGATTTCACAGGCAGAATTTATTATGTATCAGGTATTTTTAATCCACAA